TGACGGGCATGTTGATCTCCTGGGCGTACTCGCCCCCGCCGCCCCCGCCGCCCCCGGCGTTGCTGTTGTTGTTGAGCCCGCCCGAGCCCGCGCCGCCCCCGCCACCTCCCCACGCCTCGGCCTTGGACACCAGGGTGACCCCGGCCGGGCACAGCCAGTTGTTGTTGCCCACCGTGGTGAACACGGCGGTTGAGGCGATCGAGGACGGGCCGGGCTGGCACTGGATGCCCAGCGGCCCCCGGGCCGAGCCGATGATGCCCGGCAGGGTGTGCAGCGCGCCGCGGGTCAGGTTGTTGGCGGTCGAGGTGGCCACCGCCTGCGGCAGGTTGAAAAACGCCCCGGACTGGAGCACCAGCCCGCCGCCCGGGTCCACCTTGTTCCACGCGGTCAGCGCGTAGCGGCTGACTGTCGTGTAGTCAAAGCCGGAGGCCACCTGCGGGATCGGGATCGTGACCAGCTGCCAGTGCGGCGCGGTGGACAGGGCGCTGGCGTAGCAGTGCCGCCTGGCCCGGCCGGTGATCGAGTTGCCGCTGGCGTCATACAGGGTGACCGAGAAATGCACGGTGCCCCGGTGCCAGGTGCTCCACTGGCTGACCGTCGTGGCCAGCCCGACGAACACGGTGAACTTGGTCCGGCCAGTGATGTTGGACGAGGCAATCGTCGGGGAGTCGTAGGTGGGCGCGCTGTGCCAGGCCCGGGACCACCGGGCGCTGCGGGTGCCGGAGGCGACGACGGTGCTCTGCGTCCACTGCTGGCTGCCGACCGCCGACTCGATCGCGCCGCCGTCCAGCCAGACGTCATCGAGGTAGTGGACTTCGTTGAGCACGGGAGACTGGCACTCAGCGTTAGCCCGGCAGTAGGCCGCGTTCGCTGGCGCGGTCAGGCTGGCAGTGACCTGCGTCCACGCTGACGTTGAGTCGGTGACGTTCGACCCGCGCAGCGTGCCCCCGACCTGCACCCCGTTGTTGTTGTAAAAGTCAGCCCCGATGTTGACCGAGCGAGGCGTTGCCGCCGCGCGCCACCACCCGCGCACAGTCACCGTGTCGCCCGGGTTGACCGGCAGGAACTGCCCGCCCGTGGCATTCGCGCCCGCGTTGTGCGCCACGCTCATGCTCCCGGCCACCGAGCAGGTGACCGCCAGCGACCCCGTGCCAGAGTGAGCCTGAGCGGTGGTGCGGGCAATAGTGGCGTGGCCGCTGACATCAAGCCAGGTGGAAATGCCGTTGTCGAAGGTCGTGGTGTCCCAGGTCGAGTAGACCCAGTTGCCCTGCAGGTAGTTCGAGGCGGTGTTGTAGTCGTCCAGGGTGACCGGGGCCGGGGGCAAGTCCCACATCGTGCTCGGGCTGGTGAGCGCGATGGCCTCCTGGTCCTCGCTGTGCCCGAACGGGAACGCCTCACAGCTGATCTCGACCAGGGACACCAGGCCCCAGTCCAGCGGCTGGCTGTAGGCGACCACCGTCGAGCTGACGCCCTGGCAATCGAACACCAGCGGGTCACCGCCGTCACGTGTCCAGGTGAGCTGCCAGTTCTCCTGCGAGCAGGTCATCAGCAAGATCTCGCGGGCCGTGGCCAGGGTGGTCCGGTCGGCCATGATGTCGCCGGTTGAGGGCACCAGGATCGTGACCGGGATGACTGGCTGCCGGTTGGATGCCCGCAGGTTGGTGATCTGCTCCCCGTCCAGCAGCAGCCCGGCCACCTTGTCGGACGTCCACTGCGGCGCGGACAGGGAGAAGCCGGTGCCAAGCCGGAAGATCGCGTTGGGGCACTGTGGCAGCCCGCACGGCACGCCACCGGACAGCACCTCGATCATGCCGAGCACCAGGGAGTCAGACACCGCTCACCTCACCTGGTAGGCAGCGGAGTAGATGGCCTTGCGGGCCGAGCCGTTGAGCACGGCAGCCAGCCCGTCCGCGGTCTGCGCGGCGTTCTGCTCGACCGCCTTGATGAGGCGCTCCAGCTTGGCTTCCAGCCCGCCGCGGCCCGCCGTCTCCGCGAGCCGCAGGAACGCCGCGCTCTGCTCGGGATTGAGGACCGCCTCAGGCTGGCGCGTGTTATTGAGCGTGACGCCCGGCTGCAGCCAGCCCCCGTTGTCCATGTACTGGCGGTAAGCCCCGGACGTCCAGGTCACCCACGGGCTGAAGCCCCACGCCTGGTAATACTTGCGCACCGCGTTACGGGCGTTGATGAAGGGATTGAAGATGTTGCCGGGGAACACCTGGCCCAGGATCTGCCACAGGCCCGATGCACCTGAGGGGTTGCGCGCCCGTGGGTTCCCGCCGCTCTCGGCCAGGGCTATCGCGGCGGCTATGTGCGCGGCCCGTGCTGGCCCGCCCGCCGACATCCACAGCCGCTCCAGCCCGCCGAGGGTCCAGTTGCCCGAGCCCGCCCCGAGGGCGCGGCGGAAGCCGCCTGGCGGGACGCCGTACCCGGAGATCGCCCCGGCCGAGCCGCGGATCGGGCTGATGATCGTGTTGGTCCCGGTCGTGTAGGCGTTGACCATGTGGGTCGCGCTGATCGGGATGCCGACGTGCCCGGGGACGGCTGCGGTGCCGTCCGCGCCCGCGAAGAACGCCAGCCCGCCCGGGGTCGGCCGCCCGGTCCGCTGGACCCAGCCGAACTGCTGGGCGGCGGTGCGCGGCGGCTGGTAGCCGAAGTGGTTGTAGACGTACTTCACGAACCCGGAGCAGTCCCAGCCCTGCGGGGTCGTGCCGCCCCAGACGTAGGGCACCTTGCCGATGAAGGACTCCGCGAACTTGACGATCGCGCTGTTGCTGCCCGCGCCCTGGCCGATGAAGTACCGGGCGATGTTGTGGATCAAGGTCTTGGGGAGGGCGGTGACGATCTGGCCCATCACGCCGACTGCCCCGCTGACCTTGGCCCCGAGCATGTCGGTGATGGCATTGGTCAGCGCGGTCATGTTGCCGCTGAAGATCGCGGCGGTGATCTTGGCGACGTCCCCGGCCTTGTGGATCACACTGCCGATGAAGCCGGTGGCCACGTTGGCCGCGTCCCCGAGCCAGCCCCCGGAGCGGTGGCTGGCCCGCTCCAGCGACCTGAGCCGCGACGTGCCGCCGACCGGCCCGCCCTGCTGGAAGCCGGGCACGCCCCAGGCCGCCAGCTCGGATGCGTGCGCCCGGGTCGTCTCCTTGCTGACGACCGCCTCGCCGCCCTCCAGCAGCGCCAGGTGCCGGTCCCCGCCGCCGTAGCCGGGGATGTGCCCGCCAGTGCGCAGCCCGAACGGGTGAACCTCCCTGATCGGCTTGCCCAGGCCGACCTTGGAGGTGATCCAGTCGAACACCCGGATCAGCCCGTCGAGCACGTTGTCCACCAGGAACTTGACCGGCGCGGTGATGATCTTCTTGATGTCGTCCCAGTGCTGGCCGATGAACTTGACCGCATCGCGGAAGGCGTTGGGCAGGGTGCTGGTGAAGAAGTTGAGGATCTTGGCCCCGAAGTCATCCCAGATGTAGTGCCAGAACGCCTTCGCCACGCCCGTGATGTCGTCCCACGCCTGTTTCCAGTGATCGCGGACGAACTCGACCACCTTGCGGATCAGGTAGAGCCCCGGGATCAGGAACTGGCCCCAGCCGTGGGTCAGGAAGTCCCAGACGTCCTTGGCCACCGTGACGATGACGTGCCAGACCTGCTTCCAGTGCGTGGCCAGGAAGATGATCGCCCCGATCAGCAGGGCGATCCCGGCGATGATGCCGAGGGTGGCCGCGTTCTCCGCGATGAAGGCCGCCGTGGCCGCAGCAGCCTGGATGGCGTACTGCGCCACCATCACCGCGGTGCTCCAGATGACCTTGGCGATCTTGACGGTGATGTCGGCCACCGACTTGATCTTGTTGATCGTTTCCTCGGCGGTCAGCAGCTTGACCGCGTTCTTGACCCCGGTGATGATGCCGCTGACCACCTGGTATGCCTTCCAGGCCCCGACAGTGGCCAGGATGATCGGGATCAGCCCGGGGATGTTGTTGACCATCCAGTCGAGGGCGTTGACCACTCCGGTGAGCCCGGCCGCGGCCAGCGTGACCATGATGTTGAGGAAGTCAGCGAAGCCCTGGATGATCTGCGGCAGGTAGGGCGCGAGCTTATCGACAAGATCGTTGACGAGCTTGGACAACGGGCCGACCATCCGCTCCAGCGCACCAGCTAGCACGCCGAATACGCCACTGTTTTCGAGTACGTCGAACGCCTGCCCGAGGGCCTTGGCCAGGGTGTCGAAGGACGGCGCGATGCGGACCAGCAGCTGGGCCAGCGGCCGGAGCAGCGCGACAAGATCACGGAGCACGGCACCCGCGAGCTTGGCGAACAGGTCACCGATGGGCCGCAGGAACGGCAGGAGCTGGCGGACCACGCCGACGAGCTGGGTGAACACGGGCGCGAGATTGCGGGCGAAGGCCGAGGCCAGCTTGCCGACGATCGGGAAGATGGCCCCGAGAAGATCGCCCAGCCCCTTGAAGATGATCGAGCTGGCCTTGATCGCGGGGGCCATGTTGCGGAGCAGCCCGCCGATCCCACTACCGAGAGTAGCAAGAACCTTACCAAACGCAGCCACCGCGGGCGCTGCCGCGTGCAGCAGCGGGATGGCCCCGCGCAAGATCCCGCCAAGCGCCTGGCCCAGCCAGCCCAGCAGCGGCTGGAGCAGCGGAGCGACCGCCCGGAACGCCTTGCCCAGCAGCGGGAGCACCTGGATGGCCAGGTCATGCAGCCCGTGCAGGACGGGCTGGATCAGCGTGGCCGCCCCGGCGAAGAGCTGGTGGAAGGCGGGGGCCAGCGAGTGCAGCAGCTGCGGGATCTCGCGGAAGGCCCGCTTCAGCGGCGCGACCAGCGGCTCGGCGTCCTGCTGGAACGCCTTCTGGATCTGCTTCATGGCCTGCTGGGCAGGCTGGTACAGCTCTCCGGGCTTCTGCTTGGACCCGATCAGCAGGTGCGCGCCCAGCGCGGCCACGCCAACCCCCGCCGCGCCCACGCCGCCCGCCAGCAGCGGTGCGGCCAGCGCGGGGAGCGCGCCCAGGCCAATGCCGCCGCCGCCCGCGATCAGCGCGGTCCGGGTGCTGACCAGCCGGGAAGCCAGCCCCGTGTTCAGCCCCGGCCCGGCCGCCCCCGCCAGCCCGCCCAGGATGCCGGGACCGCCACCGCGGCCACCGCCACCGCCGCCGAACAGGCCGCCCAGCATGCTGAACACCCCGCCGCGGCGGTGCGCGTCCGCCGTGGCCTGCCGGTCCATCCGCTCGAAGCTGCGGCGGACTTCCTGCTCGGCGTGCTGGTCTATCCGGGGGGTGAGCCTGATCTCGTGCTCTTTACGCTCGAACGCCTCGATGCGCTCGACGTCGGCGCGCATCTTGCGGTCGAACTCGTCGTCATCAAGATCCATCCGGGCGATGATCGTCCCGGCATCGAATGTCAATCAGGTCACCTCCCCCCGCTTCCGTTGCTCCAGCTCGGCGCGCATGTCACTGAGCGAGATCACGTCGGTAGCGGTCTGCGCGGTGCGCTGCTGCGGCCCGCCCTCAGCTGCGCTCGGCATCGCCTCGCCCTCTTCGCGGGTCAGCGTGCCGTCCTCTTGCAGGCCGTCCAGGTAGGCGCGGTGAATGTCCCACGGCAGCGCGTCCCACTCGTCCGGGCTGAGCTGGAAGTAGCGCCGGGCGATGAACAGCTCTATCCGGCGCTGGCGGTAGGCAGCGATCTCACTACCGCTGTTCCAGCGCCGGGTCCGGCTTCCGGGGACACCACCTCGGACTGCAGCCAGCTGTAGAACGCCACGCGCACGCGCATCGGGAGCCCGAGCAGCTGCTCCTGGGATGGCCTGCCGCCGCACAGGTCTGCGAACAGCTGCGCGGTGTCGGCCATGAACTTGACGAACTTGTCGCCGGTCAGGGACGAGAGGGCTTCGAGCATCTGATCGGGCGTGGCGTTCTCGGGCATGCTCGCGGTGCCCTGCGCCTCGGTGTACAGCTTGCGCAGGCCGTCGAGGAAGTCCCCGATCGCCCGGTCGGTCGGCTCGGGAATGGTGCCCTTCGCCTTGACTCCGGCCCCGTGAAAATCCCATGTGAGCGCCTCGACAACGGCCCCGGCATCGAACGACGGCATGGGCAGCTCCCTAGCTGGTGGCAATGGCGGTCAGGTCGGTCCAGGTGATCTGGCTGAACGGGCAGACAGCATTGAGCGTGAGCGGGTACAGCCGCTGCTGGGCAGCCCTGCGGTAGGCGGTCTGCACCTGGCCCGCGCTCATGACGGACGGGACCGACAGCACCCGGGCGAAGCCGGACTGATTCTTGCCGATCACCGCGCAGGCCATCGAGGCGAAGTTGGTGGAGAGCGTGAGCACCGACTTGCCCGGCTGGCCTGCCCCGGCCGGGGTCACCGCCACGCTGCCCCCGTTGCCCCAGGCGAGATTGACGTTGGTCAGCGTCTCTTCCGACAGCGAGCAGGTGATCTGCAGCGTGGCCGTGTTGACGATCACCGCGACGGGCGTCGGCTGTTCCTCAACATTGATGTCCTGGGTCGAGGGGTTGAACGTGACGGTCACGCCCGCCTCGGTCGCGCCGACATACGCCCAGCCCAGCGCGGTCCAGGCCGATGCCACGCCCAGGTTCTGATCGCTGGGCAGCGCGGTGCCCGGGATGGCGGTGAACAGTATTCCTACTCCGTACAAGACATTTGTCGTCGTGTAGGACGGCGGGGTGTAGACGAGTGGCGGACCGGCCATGTCAGCTCTCCTGGGTGATCGTCACGCCCGCATCAGCCGCCGCCTCGACCAGGGCGGCGGCCATGCCTGCGGGCACGGTGGTGGGCTCGGTGGTGACGGTCACGCCGCCGTAGGTGATGGACTCGTGGCCGCCCCCGACCTTCATCACGACCGCCTCGCCAGCGGCCACGGCGGCAGCAGCCTGGCGGGCCTGCAGCGCGGTGAGCTGGTCCTGCTCGGCCGCGGACAGCGGGCCGGTGGCGGGCTTGCTGGGTGCCGCGGCGGCCTTGGCGGGCTGTGCGGGCTCGGTCATTGCTGGCCTCCTACGGCAGGACCGGAATCAGGGAGTAGGCGCGGACGGCCAGCGTGGTGGTCGTGGTGAAGTCGATGACCACGCAGCCCTGCGCCGCGGCGGTCAGGGCCTGGGTGTTGATCGCCCCGGCATAGGTCACGGCGGTCGGGGCCTGCTGGTTGACGGTCTGCGGGGACCACGGGCCGAGCCAGCCCTGGCTGTTGGCGGCGATCGTGTACTGGCGCTGGGTGGCAGGCAGCACCGTGCCATCCACCACGTCCCCGACCAGCACCTGGCAGGTGCCGCCTAGCGTGGCTCCGCAGGCATAGCCGAGGATGACGTTGCCGGACGGGTTGGGGATCATCACGCCGAGCGTGGTGCTCCAGGCAGTGATCGCGGATGGCGAGCCGAGGTCGTAGCCGGGCGTGGTGGCGACAATGTAGGTGGCCCCGGCCGCGCCGAGGTTGAAGGGGATCGGCTGCAACGTGACCCGCGGTCCAGTGGCCATGTCAGACTCCCGTCACGATCAGGTAGTTGCTGGTCAGCTCGGTGCGCCGGTCAGCCGGGTTCCAGGGCAGCGGGGTCGGGCCGGAGCCGATGCGCGAGCAGTGGACGATCCACGTCCCGTCCACCTGCACCGGGAAGCGGGCACCCAGGATCAGCGCGTCGAGCAGCTGGGCCACCTCTTCGGCCTCGAACGGTGACTCCTGCGGCCCCCGGATGCGGGCCTGGAAGTTCGAGCCGTCCGTGGCGGGCTCTTCGGTGAGGTAGCCCGGCCCGCTGCCCCCGGTGACCACGACACAGCGATCGGGCTCGTCGGGGACATACGGGCCGGGGAACAGCGGGTAGCCCAGCTCCTGGCGGTCATCCCACCCGAGCCCTGTGATGAAGTCGATGATCACTTTTGTCTGCGCGGTCATGACGACCGCCTCGGCGGCGGCAGGCCCATCCGGCCCCTCACCGTGCAGTGCCAGTAGATCCAGCCTTTGAGGTTGCGCATGTCCGGCCGGTCCAGCCGCCAGGTGGCCTTCAGCTGCAGCTCGGGCTTCGTCAGCCGGTGCCGCTTCGGCGGCCGGTCATAAACGTCGCGCATCCCCCGGGTGACCTGCGGATGGCCGGAGTGCATCAGGTCACCGAACTCCCACGGCGCACGCAGCTCGGCCTGGTCGGACAGGTGCTCCATCGAGCGGGACATCGCCCGCTCGCCGCCGTCATCGAGGTAGCCAGCGGCGATGGCAGTGAGGTAGCTGGCGAAGTGCTCGAACAGCGGTCGCTCCAGGTACTTCGCCTCACCGCCGCGCGGGTGATGCAGGTCCAGCCGCTCATGCTGGTAGTGGGCATAGACCTGATCCACGGTGACCGAGCCCTCCAGCAGGCCGGTCCCGCTGTGCGTGCGGTCCAGCAGCTCGCGCAGCCGCAGCGCGGCGGTGCCGGGCATCAGTACGGCCCCCACTGATCCAGCAGGGAACGGCGGCCGGGGCCAGAGTCCGGTGGCGTGTCCACGGCCAGGTAGCCAGTGCTGCGGTCATAGCGGGTGTTGCTGTCCTCGGGGCTGAAGATGTTGGGGATCGTGTTGATCACCCGGGCAGTCGCGGCGGCCTCGACCCCGCCGACGTCGATGGAGATCTCGCCCTTGCGGATGGACTCCAGCACGTTCTTGGCCTCGGTGTACCGCAGCACCACCGGGTGGTTCGGACCCATTTCCTTGGACTTGCTGTAGTAGGTCCATGCCCACCAGGCGGCCAGGTCGAGGGTCAGGCTGCGGATGATGCTGGGCACGCTGGCCGGGTCGTAGACCGAGCCGGTGTACAGGCTCACCCGGTCGCTGGCTTCCTGCAGCGCGAGAGTCAGCTGGTCATCTGGCAGCTGGGCAGCCGTGCCCGTGCCCGCGTCGGTGCTGTCCAACACCAGGCGCAGGTCAGAGACATCGGCGTAGAGAGCCGCGGTCGGCGTCGTCACCCAGGCCCGCTCCCCGCTGACACCGCCTGCTGGCTGGCGGTGTCGAGCTGCAGCAGGTTGGTCACACCGCCGTAGGCAGCCTCCAGCGGGTGGCCCGCGGGGATGTCCACCACGGTGCCCGCCTTGGCGTGGAACACCCCGCCGTCCCACGGCACGTCCGCGTTGGCGATCACCATGCGGGGGTTGGCTGCCACGTCCCTACCTCCTAGTTGGTAAGCCCGGCGTGGCCCACGGTGTCCTGGCCGTCCACCCAGGCCCGCAGGTTGCCCGCGCCGATCGCGGTGTACAGCGGGCCAGCCGGGTCGAGCATGATCACCTGGTTGGGCTTCAGCGTGAGCGGCATCAGCGGCCCGCCCGTGGTCGGTGCGCCGCCGAACCCGGCCGGTCCCCCGGTGCCGGGCTCGCCAGCCACAACGGTTGCCGCGGCACCGGGGGACACAACGACGGCGGTCGTGACCACGTAGCGGTTGATGGCCATCAGAACCCCCAGCCCGGGGCCGGTATCACCGCATCGCCCACGCCGATGCCGCTGTCGCGCGGGGCGATAGCCAGCTGGCCGAACGTGGCCGCGGAGCTGTGCCCGCGGGAAGCGGCGGTCACGGGGATCGAGGTGGCCGTGGCTGAGCCGTTGACCGTGAGAACCTCGGTGAGCTGGCCGGTGTCGTAAAGCAGGATCATCCCGTTGGTGAAGGATGCGCCACCGGAGGCCACCCCGATCGCCGTCCCCCCGGCCGCCAGCACCGCGTTCGAGGTGCCAGTCGGTGCGGCTGCGGACAGCGTGTAGTACCACTCACACGCCGAGCACCGGAATGTCGTGGCCCCGTCGATCGCCCCGAACACCCGCAGTGTCCGGCAGCGCGGGCAGCTCAGCCGGATCGCAGTCGGGACGGCTACGGCCATGGCTCACTTCGCCCCCGCCCGTGCTGGGGCTCGGCGGCTGCCGCGGTTCGGCTGGATGTCCACCGCGTCCACGGGCAGCTGATTCTCGCTGTCCAGCTGCGGCTCGTTCGCCTCCGGGGGCTCGGTGATGATCACCTGCGAGCTGCCCTCCGGGTCGGCACGGGCATCCGCGCCCGGACCCGGGACGCCGATCAGCTTTCCGGTGCGCGGGTTGACCTTGATCCCTGAGAGCTGCCGGGGGTGGATCTTCGGGAGCGGGTCAGCCTCTGCAGCCGGGCGGATCATGGCCATGGCCCGATTCGGCGGCCGGAACAGGTCGGCCACGTCGTCGGTCAGGTCCACCGTCTCCCCGGCCATCACCAGGTCGGTTTCCTTGCCCGGGTCGCCCTTGCGCGGCACGGACAGGTTGACGAGGGCTTGGTAGGCAGACATCAGACTCCCGAGAGCAGGACGATGGCCAGTGGCTGGTCGAGCCCGAGCGCGCTGGCCCGCTGGGTGTCGCTGCGCCACGTCTTGCGGGGCTCGTCGCGGTACAGCGGACCGGCCGTGTAGGGCAGCTCGTCGGAGTAGAAGCCGCACCGCTGGCGCTGCATGACGATCGCGTTGCCCGCGGGCACCTGGCGGCTGACCATGACGTCGAGGTTCAAGATCTTCTGTGGCAGCACGCCCGTGTACAGCAAGTTCTCGGACGCGATGTCACCCACATAAGGGGCAGCAAACGTATTGCTCTGCAAAAGCGTGTTCTTTGTCCCGTGGTTGATGATCAAGGTATCGGCCTCGAAGCTGAGCCATTGTGTCAGCCCGGATGGAGCCGTTGTTGAGGCGTTCTCCACCAGGTAGCAGGCTTGCGCGAGGTCGGCACGAATGGTCGCTGCCGCCGATGCCCAGGTGTTTGCCACCGCCAATGTCTGAATGGACGCATTCGCCACCACGGCGCTGTAGAAAGCCGTGTTCCACGAATAGACCATCGTGTTTTTGACTTGGAGTAGCTGCCTGGTTACCGGATCGACAACCTGACGGCGGCGCATTTCGTCGCTGACCATGATCGCCATGGCCCGCTCGTGGCTGAACACCACGCGGGGGACGCCGATGGACGTCGGGACGATCGGCACCTCAGCGAACTCGGCGCGGATCTCGGGGAAGTCGTCGGCGTACAGCGGCGTGCTCTCGCTGTAGCGCACCGCGCCGCTCGGCGTGTTGCCGCCGTTGCGCAGAACGGAGTCCACGATGAACTCGTTCTGCGACAGATCCAAGATCAGCTGCGGGATCGTCAGCGGATCTTTGATCAGCTCGTTGACAGTGACTCTGGGGCCATCGCTGTACCCGCGTGCTGCGACCGGCATCGGTCAGCTCCTTTCAGAAGATCCGGGCTCGGCCCAGGAAGAAGCTGCTGGCTCCTAGCCCGCCGATCTGCTGGGTGAGCTGCGCGGCAGCTACGCCGCCTGGATGAGTGCAAATGCCGACCACCTGGTCAGCCGCTGGCCCCGCACCGGCCGGGCCGACGCAGCCGTTGGCGGTGCAGAGCAGCTTGATCCCCGGCGTGCAGGCAGCGGAGTACCACACCCAGATGTCCACCGGGCCGTGATAGACGCTGATGAAGTCGTCCAGCACGCTGATGTCCAGCTGGGGCTCGCCGTAAGTGTTGGTTGCCGGGGGGATCTGGCTGGACAGCACGTTGCCGTCCTTGCCTGCCACCCCGAGGCAGTGGACCGACGCGGCCACGCAGGGCTTGACCGTCAGGTCGGTCGTGCCCGCGGTCTGCGTCGTGTTCTCGACCAGCTGGCCACCGAAGATCAGCGCACTGACCTGGTATGAGGCTGGTCCTTCCTTGTAGTGCGGGAGAACCGCGGTCATTGTGCTGGCCTCCTAGCCGCTTGAATTGGTGACGCCGTAGTTGAGCGCGCACTGGTCGCGGTAACTGGTGGCGCGGAACGTGCCGCCTGCGCCAGTGACGGCGGCCTGCTCGGCAGCCGACAGCTCGACCACCGTCCCGGCCACGAGCAGCCGGGCCGGGCTGGCATAGCCGGACCCGGCGATCGTCACCGTCTTGGTGATCACCTGGCGGCTCATGAGCGGATGCCAAACAGCTGCGCCTTGGCCCGGGTCACCACGTCGTTGCGGGAGTCCTCGACGGTGGTGTCCTCCGGCTCGTCCGCCTCGGTGCCCAGCTCGATGCCGAGGCCGAGCTGCTGGCCGAGCTTCTGGAACTCGGTGAGGATCTTGCGGACGATCAGCCCGGCGTCCACGGACTTGCCGTTGGCCAGGTCCACCACGTGGCCCGCGCCCTCCAGCAGTGGCTGGGCCAGGTCCGCGATGAACGGCGGGGTGCCCGCAGCCACCAGCTTGCGGCGCTCGTTCTGCCACCGCTCGCTGTCCAGCTGGCCGTTGACGATCGCCAGCTGCCGCAGCGCCTCGTCACCCGTGGCCTGGGCCAGCTCCACCGCGGAGGCGTCCTCGCCAGACAGCGCCGCGGGCTCGGGCTCGCGCTCGCCATCCTCGGCTTCCAGCTCGGCTTCCAGCTCAGCCAGCTGGTCATCGGTCAGCCCGTCGATCCACCTGGCCACCTCGGCTGCCTCCGCGTCGTCGGCGTCGGCGTCACCGTCCAGCGCCGCGACGGCCTCAGGGCTGATCCCGCCGCCCTCCTGGCTGGCCACCAGCGCAGCCAGCTTGGCGGGGTCCAGGTCCAGCAGCTGGGCCAGCTTGTCCTGCTGGTCCTTAGTCAGCTCCGGCATGGAGATCTCCGTTCCTGTGAAGTGCTCGCCGGAGAGGTCGATCGTGATCTCTGCGGCATCGTTGGAGGCTGCGACGGCTTCCCAGCCGCCCATGCCGGGGATGCGGGGGTCCAGCGTGCAGAGCACGTGCTGCACCGCGCGGGGGAAGTGCTCGCCGTCCGAGCGCTCGTACTGCTCGACAATCCGGGCGGACACGCCGACACCGGGGTTGTCAGCCAGCACCCGCGCGCCGCGCTCGGTGGGCTGCAGCTCGATCCAGAGCCCGTCTGGCTCCAGGGACATGTCGGTGATCTGGCCCCCGGTGCGCTCCACGTCATTCGTGTGCGTGTTGGCCGAATCAGCCAGCTGGAACGGCACCTGGTCGTAGGCACGGCGCTGGAAGGAGTCCACCAGCCCGGCCAGGTAGTCGCGGGTGAACTTCAGCACCCGGCCCTTGTAGTTGATCTCCCCGATGGGCAGCAGTTTCTTCCGCCAGCGACCGCTGGCCTGTGTCCCGTCATCCCCGGTGAACGGGGTCAGGACCGCTACGCTCACTTGCCCCGCCCCCGGATCTTGTTCTGCGCCCTCCGGGCGAAGGCGTGCGCCCGCTCGTGCGGGAAGTTCCGGCTGCGCAGCTTCTTGTAGATCGCCGTGCCCCGGGGGCTCAGCCCGTTCGTGGTGACCCGGGGTCCATCGTCGGCACCGGCCGAGGGCGTGGCCATCGCGCGGATCGCGGGGATGCCGTACTGGCGCATCAGCTCGGTCTGCTCGGGCTTAGGCTGCAGTGGCTCGGTCGGCCGGTGATAGGGCGTCCCGCTGGCCCGGTTGTGCGTCCCGATCAGCTCCAGAAGCGCGGCGCGCTGGCGTGTGTGCGGGGCCAGATCCTTCCCGCCAGCGACCGCGACCCAGCCCTCGGGGGTGCTCTTGATCGTCCCGATCTCAGCCCCGCCGCGGCGGTGCCGTATCACTGCAGAGCTGCCGTCCTGCGCCCGGGTGATCATGACGTCGTAGGGGCTGGTCACAGCCAGGGATGCAGGCACGGCAAGCTCCAGTCCGGGGAGTGTGTTGGCTGCCGCCCAGGACGCCTTCAGCGCCTTGGTCTTGCCGTACTGGGCAGCAGTGCGGCGCAGCAGCGCCTTCAGCTGAGCGCGCCGGGCCGGTGACTTGACCCGGCCGACCGCCCTGCGGGCGTCCTCCCAGGACTTGGGGCTGGTCACCGGGAAGCCGTGCGGTGCGCCCTTGCTCGGCGGCGGCAGCGCGTGCCCGGCCGCATACGCCGTGGCCCGGTTCGCCTTGGACAGGTTCCTGTTGCTGCCCTTGGCAGCCTTGCCCAGCTGTCCCATGTTGGGGCCAATCGGCTTGCTGTAGGACGGTAGCGGCCGGGGCGTGCGCTTGTTGCCCGGCCACGGCAGCGGCCGGGGCGTGCGGAATGGACCCTTGCCCTGCTGCGATGCCCTGCGCCCGGCCTCGAACTCCGGGGGGCCTTTGCCCCGGCCCGAGAAGTCCGGCATCGTGCGGGTCGTTTCGCCCTGCGCGTTCTTGCCGAGCTGGCGGCCCGCGCTGTCCCGCTTCGGTGCGCCGGTCATCCGGCCGGGAGTGCGCACCGCGATGCCCCGGTGCATCTTGGCCATCCGGTCGTGGTGCGCCCTCAGCTCCGGCGAGCTGGCTGACCTGGCCGCAGCCGCGTGCAGTCGGGCGGCGGCCAGGTGCTGGTAGTCCGAGCCCCGCTTGCCCTTCAGCGCCGCCGTGGCCCGGTTGGCCGCCAGGGAGGGGGAGGCATTCTTCAGCCGGGCGCGCTGCCCGCGGACGTCGCGGGCGACCAGCCGCGAGGTGTGAGCGCGCCCGCTGACGCCGCGGTGCCCGCACTTGGCGGGATCGACACAGACCCAGCCGTGCTTGAACCCGTGCGGCCCGCCAGCAGCCAGCTCAACTGCAGCGCAGTCAGCGCACAGAGAGGTCAGCCCGGGGCCAACAAGATCAACAACGGGGGACGTCACTCCCCGCCTCCGGTCACTAATGGACCGGCACGCGCGGGGACATGCGCGCCAGACTCGTCTAGCTCGGCATGCTACGCGCTGGAAAGGCGTGGCGGATAGGGCATCCGGGGATTAAGTGCCTGTACTTACAGCTGTTACCTGTACTTACATCTGCCCGATTTCGCCCAGCTGCTCCGCGATGCCCGGCTCGTCCGGCTCGGGCTCCTGCACGGCCACCGCCTGGGTGTGCCACTGGGCATACCCGTGCTCGAAGTGAGTGTCGTCGTCTGCCATGCTAGCGCCCTGCTCGACGTGCGGCGGCCAGAACCCGTCGCCGCTCTTGAAATGGTATGCGCCGCCAATCGCCCGGGTGTAAGCGCCGACCTGCTCGACCAGCGGGATCGAGTCCACGATGGCCACCGGGTCGATGTCGATCCGGCCCTCGTCATCGTCGTGGAACACGCCGAGGTAGAATCCGCGCCGCTCCAGCGCCGGGCGGAACAGCTCCTTGGCCCGGTCCATCGCCCGGCCGAACTCTTC